ATATCTCATTAGCTCTTTCAACTAGAGTGATTTGAGCAGAGTGATCATCGTTAGGGGAAATAGATTTTACGATGCAGTCTAGGACTAGCTTCCCAACTTCTCCAATTACAATCAAGTCCCCAACCGCCGGGATGAATCCATTGATATTGTACTCAGTTCTAAGAACGCCGTTTAGCGAAACGATTAGATCATTGTCTGATAGCGGTCCCTCAGGGAGTGTGTATTTAGTATTGCCGCCAGCATAGGTGCCGACTAGTGCATTGATCTTTCTGGCAGATCCAATAGGGCTAGGGCCGCCTGGATATCTATAGAGTGTATCCATCACTTGGCCAGTGGTGTTCTGCCCAACGAATCGAACCTCTGTTCCGGTGAGAGTGTAGTCGGCCCTGTAGACCCCATCCAACCAGACTAGAATATCATTGCCCCCAATAGGGGCTTCTGGAAGTGTGTAGGTGGTGTCTCCCGCTGCGAAACTTCCAGATAGATTCTCTAGCTTCTTATTTGTTCCAGAAGAAGCAGAGCCTGTGTATCTATACCAGACATCAAAAACCTGGCCGGTTGTATCCTGCCCAGAGAATAGAACATGGGTGGTAGATAGGGTGTAATCTGTGCGCTGGATTCCATTTAGCCAAACAAGTATTTCGTTACTATTTAGTGGAGCCTCGGGAAGCTCGTACTCAGTATCGCCGCCAGAGAATACCCCAACTATGCCGGATATTTTTCTGGTAGAGCCGATAGGAGAAGGAACCCCACCGTATCGATAGTAAACATCTAGGTCTTGGCCGGTAGTATCCTGCCCAACAAACTCGATCTCTCTTCCATTAAGAGAAAAGGTCCTGGAGGTAAGGGGAGTGAGAGTAGATACCTTGATCTCTCCAGTAGCTGATCGATAGGTATATCCGTAATCCAAGGAGCCAATATCAATAGCATCATCAATTGTTATAGTATTCCCAGAAACAGCTTTTACCCTTGCTGGTCTGCCGCCAACTTCCATTACATCTTGAGATATCTGAACATAATCGCCTCTTGTGCATACGAGGCTTTCAAAATCCACGTTCAAATTCATTGTCTCTTGGCGCAGTCTATTCTGCGCCAGCATGTATCTACCAAATCTCCATGCTTGCTCGTGGTTAGTACAAGCAAATGAGGTGAGGTCGTCTATCTCTGTAGAATTGGATACATCATAGCCATTGTCGTATACGATGATTTCAGAAACGGCCCAATCTTTAATTGGCTCAATGAATTTTACTTTAATTCCATGTGGTCTTGGCCCATAGAATCTTGTGCTTCCAAATCCACTGGAGTTTCTAGGTGTGAATATCTGTACGGGGGTTGTTCTTAGCTTATCTACCAAAACCCCATACTTGCCATCTATTATATTTAGACTAGCTTGCGCTGCTCCACATATCTGGAACAGAGCACCCTGCAGTGTCACATCATAATCTAAGATAAAATTACAAGAGAATCGTGGCCACCTGAAAGCCTGTGATGGTGGTGGTGTTGGTATTACATCACAATAGGCAGCCCAAGCTAGAATAGAATCTAGGTGTAATCTGCTTTTCGCAACTGCCTTCTTATTCACTTCATTGGTAAGAAGATCTACAAAAACCCACGCCGGATTATTGGTGTTTTGTCTAGACCATGTTTCAGTGCCGCTGTCGTATACATCCAAAACTTGAGTAGCTAGCCCAGACAGGTTCTGAATATTTCCATTTAACTGATTAGTAGCCTTAATTTTAATCTCAAGAAACACATGGCGCTTATTGGTCACTACTGGAGGAGTGGAATACGCTGTTGTTAAGCCAGTCCAAGTAACATCATCAGCCTTCTGTTGAGAGAAAATGCCTTCTGTACTTATTCTCCTAACCCTTACTTGAAATTGTCCTATCTCTTTAGGGGTAAATCTGAAACTAGCAAATACTGCATTTGAATTTTGCCCAAAAATAGCCGCCCTAGAAAAATCTTCGTATCTGCTTTTTATATTAACAACATCATAGGCTGTTGCGGAGTAAGTATAGTTATCTGGGTCTTGATATGTGGAATTAGCTGTCCAAATATAAGCAAAACTATGGGTCGGGACAGGCTTGTCAATCACAAGCTCACTAAATTGTGGGTATCCTGGCACTGTATTTACTTGTTGGATATACCCTATAAATTCGCCTCTGAGATATACTGTCTGCCCTACTTCCCACTCTAGGTCCCCCTCCTCTGCTGTGTGGAGATACGGTACAAGTATTTTCCTGGGGTCCCTTAAAAAAACATAGAATATAGTGTTGACTACATTAGTAAATGTGTCGTCGTTGTTACTCCGCTCCTTAAGTGGGTTTGTGTTATAATAAGAATTAAATAGTGCGTGTGTGGGAATTAGTGCGGATATAGGTCTTTCAAAATAAACTATATCCGTACCGCCGACAGAGCTATACGACTCTACAGCAGATGGGTCGTTGTACGCCTTCCAGTCGGAAGTTCCAATGGGAGCATAGTCGATATCTAGGTTTATCTTCCGCTCCACTAAAGATCCAGAAGCACTGTATCCGTACAGTCCTTTAGGACATGCAAAATCTAGTACTATCTCTTGTTTTACCCCAGATGCATTTAGATCTGAGACCTGGATATTCTCGTCCCCATCCTCAAGAGCTACAGAAAAATGTGCATAATTTCTGCTCCCTTTATATAGTTCAAATGTTTTACTTAGATAGGTGTCGTACTGGTCCCCCGCGTCCGGTTTATTAGGGTCTACGAATCTAATTTGAAAATCGGTAAATGACTGTGAGCTTAGCGGGGTGTCACCAATCTTAAGCTCTGATATTTGTGGAGTACCTAATCCAAAATCGTATATGCCAACTAGATATTGAATTATCTCTCCATTAGTTGGGTCTACAGAAATTTCTGTGTAGGGGCTTGCTGCGATATTGGGGAACACTCGGTGTGTTCCGTACACCTTTGGCACTACCCCCAGCCTCTTCATCTGGTTAGATTGACCAGTGATGGAGTACATTTGGGAGCCTTCTACTCCACCGAACCCACCAGTTTCTCCACGTAGGTCTGAGCCTGGTGGAGGGATTAGTGCATTAAGCGCAAGGGATGCAGCAATAGTTACAGCAGCTACGGCGAAGCCACTCAAGACAGTTGCTCCAGTAGCTGGGGTTAAAAGCACAGAAGCTACTACTGCTACTGCGACCAACAATACTTGCTTAAATATCTGGCCTGACTCCCCCTCTTTAATACGTGGGGAAACTACAACATTGTCTGATTCCAGCAGAGCTACTTTATCCCAGAGATTGCTTTCTATTAGATGGCCATTTACTACTGCATTGAATACTTCATCTGGTGTGAATTCTCCAAGAGGAACGCCTTCTATTGCTTTACTGATAGCTGATTTTAATAACTCTCCATCAGAGATCTTAAATTCTTTTTCAGGCTCATTTGCCCCAAAGGATAATTTTAGTTTTATCACTTGCTGTGCTCCCGGTGCCTGTAGAAGCCATCAATCATTTTAGAGTATCTTGCTAGTGAGTCCATGCAGGAGCCTGATGTTCTAACAGAGTGCAGGAATCTCCCCTCGCCAATACAGACACCTATATGGCTGGAGTATCCAAATAACTTTATTACTACAATATCACCAAACTTTGGTGAGCCCACTTTATCGAAGTCCCCTTTATTGGAAACTATAAGGCCCTGCAGTTTCTCCCTGTCACTAGGCACATCTCCCTCAAAATAGTTCTTAAGTGTTAGGCCAAATATATCTAGGTAGAACTCTTTTACCAGGTCGAGGCAATTGTACCTATCATACTCCTTGCCTATATATTTAATTAGGTTCATTAGAACATCCCTGGGAATGCTATGGGAGTATATCTCTCACTGGTCATCCCAACTGTTATGAAATTATCCAGAACAATCCTTGCTGATACTTTACTCTCATCATAGGAGATTGATCTTATTAGCAGGTCTGATGTGGACATCTGAATAACATTGGGCATCGAGGCAAGTATCATGTCTATCTGGCACCCAATGGGCTCGGTTACTGATCGGAGTGCGGCTAGAAGAAGGAGGGATGAGTTATCAAACTCTATCTGGAAGTCCCTAGCTGATTCCCCATCGTCTGTAGGCAGCCGCACCTTCATTGGAAATGCGGTGAAAGTCTCACCATTAGATATTATGTCCCTGGTATTATTCACTAGTCGGTATGTGAACCCCGTCCCAGTCAGTGTTACTAGTGTGAGGAATGGGTCGTCAGATTGCTGAGCAAATAATTGGGCCTTTAGTTCTGTGCTCAGCTCGTTTGCCATTTATGGAACCTTTTCCCAAACCATAGAAAGTGTAAATACTCTTCCCCCCAGTGGCCTTATGGATGGGTCAGAGTCGGGGACAAATCTAAATACCTGTGTGGTTAGCGTGAATGGGTCTGTGAAGGTAAATGGGAGTGTTCCGTTTACTATAGTTGTTTTATAAAATGTTTCAAACGTAGCAACATCAGAAAAATCAAGAGTGGTTTGAGTCTCGTATACATCTATACCATCAGTATATCTCGATCTAACTTTTGCTGGTCCCACAGAAGTTGTGGATGAAACTCTGGTGCTTCCATACTTCTTTTGGAATCCACTCACATCCATTTTCTGCTGAAGAGATATAGGCCAAGCGTCCATAAATTAAGATCCCTTCCTATTTATCCCATACGATTGTTTAAATGCTGAGTCGAATTTCCCGGAAATAATCCCATCTCTAACTCTTCCGGCAATAATAATGTCTATTGTCTTCTCTCCACCAGGCCCAGTAGTTTCTCTCTGCTCAACATTTGAGTTTGAATTATTAATAATATTTACTGTTACAGGAGTCACCGAGGCACTAACTCCCAGATCCCCATTAGCCGCTCTCTTTAGTGGAACAATAGCTTCAGGTCCGGCCTCTCCCATTAGACCTTTTCCACCATTGCCGTACTTGAATAGGGTGGGGGAATCCACTACCCCACCACTGGCAAATTTTCTTAGACCACCTATGTCGTAAACATTCCCCATTGCGTTTGGAGTTGCTG